CAACCGACGTGAACGGCAACCGGCTGGAGTATCTTGAACCGGCGATGGTCACCTATCTGAACGAAGGTGAATCCATCGAGTCAATCAATCCCGGTCGACCGAACTCCGCATCAGAGCCGTGGATTAACCTGATGTTGCGAGGAATCAGCGTTGGCACTGGGCTGAGTTACGAGGTCGTCTCGCGCAACTACAGCGGCACCAGTTACAGCAGCAGCCGAACGAGCATGTTGGAAGACCGTCGACGTTTTCGCCGATGGCAGAAATACATAGTGCAACATTGCTGCCAGCCGGTGTGGGATCGCTTCAATGATCAGGCTGCAACCGCCGGCGTCGAGGGCTTTGCCTCGATGACAGACATTCTGGCGGATCGCAGAACGTCAACGGCTGTTGAATGGCAAACGCCTGCATGGGAATGGGTCGACCCACAGAGCGAACAATCAGCGTCGGATTCTGCACTGACGTCATTCCAGAGCACATACCAGGACGAACTCGGGCAGCGTGGCAAGAACTGGCGGAACGTGTTCTACCAGCGAGCCAAAGAAGAAAAGCTCAAGCGATCGCTGGGACTTGTTACGGCAGACATGGCGAACGTGGAAGCTGCTCAGGCAGAAGCTCAGCAGTTATCCGCCACTGGTGCAGCAGCAATTGCAGATACCACAGCGAATCAACCGACCGGTGAAATGTCTGACATGTCGCGGCTGCAGTGGGGTAGAAATCGTAAAGCGATTGAGGACATCCTTGCTGAGCTGATCGCAGGAACTGCAACCGAGACCAAGGCACGAGTGTTTTTACAGACACTGGGGCTGACGGAGGCGACTGCAAGTGCCCTGATTACTGATGCACTGGACGGCACTGTTGACACGGACATGACTCAGGTTCCTGAAACGGAGATGGCAGCGGATGCCACGTAAGCCGGGAAAACTTCCAACAATACCGAAAGCGAAACGCACAAGCGTTGTTCTGCGCTCGGTCGGGTACGGAAACGGTGTTTCTGATGTTGTCATTGCCACAGAGACACCGGTACGGCGTTACGACGAAGAGCGAGGCTATGTCATCAGCGAAGTACTGCTGATGGAAGGCGTTGTTCTTCGCACGAATCAAGCACAGATCCCGATTGTTGATTCGCACGATGATTCCACGGTGCGGAACATTTTCGGAAGCGTTCGCAGTCTGCAGGTGGTCAATGGCGAGTTACACGGAACTCCCAGTTTTGCGAGTGATCCAGAAGCTCAATTGATCTGCCAGCGGATGAACGAGGGTCACATCACTGACTTTTCAATCACCGCTCTGCCTCTTGAATCACTGTTCATTCCTCACGGCAAGTCGTTCACGACAAGTCGCGGGGCTGTCATCGATGGTCCGGCAGTTATCCACACGCGATGGCAGCCGCATAACGCTTCGATCTGTGCCACTGGTGCGGACGAACTTTCCACAGTACGCAGGTCGTATACAGACCTCGAAAGAAAGGTTGAGAGAATGGACGAGGCACTGTTGAGCCAGCTTACGGCAATGGGACTTCCTGAAGGCATGGTCGACCCGAATCAAATTCTGTCATGGGTTGTCGGCAAGATGAAACCCGACACTGAGCCAGAAGTAGAAGATATGGTGGAAAACGCCATGACCGAAGATCCCGCAAAGAAGGTGATGGCAGCCGATTCGGCAGCAGCACCAGCGAGCGAAGCCGCTCCAGCCGCTGCAATTGAAGAGGATCCAAAGACTGTGGAAAAGTCCATCGCACGAGCCATTCAGGCTTACGCGAAAGCAGACCAGACCCGGCGCAAAGAAATTCAGGCGTTGTGTTCTCAGCACAAAATCGAACGATCGTTTGCCGACTCGCTCTGCGATGAAGGCATTGACCTCAACACAGCACGAGCAAGGATACTTCAGAAAATGGCAACAGCACCGATTGGACAGAGTTCCGACAGAGTGGCATTAACCGAATCTGCTGATGACAAAATGTTTGCAGCGGCCAGAGATGGACTGATCATGCGAACGTTCCGTCAGGGCGGAATTCGCAGTGCTGCAGTGGCGAATCCAGCTGCAGGGCATCAGGACTTTGTCAACATGAAACTCAGCCGTATGGCTGAAATGTACGCCGAGAAAATGGGCTGTGATGTTCGCCGGATGGCTCCGAAAGACATCGCACTCGTAGCGATGGGTCACCCAGGTTCAATGAACCGATTCCGAATCCAGCGCGATGCGTATCACACGACCGGCAGTTTCGCGAACCTGCTGCTGGATGCGGCGAATAAAACCCTGCTGGCTGGGTACGAGGAAGCTCCTTATACCTGGTCAATGTGGGCACGGGATGCCGGAACGACCAGCGACTTCAAGACACTGAATCGCATTCGCTTCAGTGAAATGGGCACGCCGGAAATGGTTCCGGAAGGCAAGGAATATCCCGACGCAGCGATGAGCGACGCAAAGGAATCCTACAAGATCAACAAATACGGCAACGTGTTTACGATCACATGGGAAACCGTTGTCAATGATGATCTGGACGCTATCAGCCGCATCCCCGCAATGCAGGGAGCAGCTTGCCGACGTCTGCAGAATCAGGCTGTGTACGGAGTGTTGACCGCAAATGCTGCGATGGCAGATACAGGGCTGCTGTTCAATGCGACAGCACAAACCACTGCAGGCGGTCACGCGAATTACGCGACTGGTGCAGGTGCTCCGAGTGTTTCCACTCTGAACACCGCTTACATCAGCATGATGACAAAGAAGGGACTGCGTTCAGATGTGATTCTGAACATTCAGCCTGCCTTCCTGATCGTGCCGGCAGCAATCAGTGCAACAGCACTGCAGTTGCTGGGTTCTATCGCTGATCCGTCTGTTGGTGGTTCTGCCGCTGGTAACAGCAACACGAAGAACATCTACGGACCAAACGGAGACCGACCGCTGAAGGTTATCGTGGAGCCACTGCTCGACGCCAACAGTTCAACGGCATGGTACCTGGCAGCGAACAACAGCCAGGTCGACACCGTGGAAATTACGTTCCTGGAAGGGGAACAGTCTCCAGTTCTCGAATCCGAATGGGACTTCGATAAGGACGTCTACAAAAATAAGGTTCGTCAGACGTTCGGTGTTGCTGCGATCGATTACCGTGGTCTGTACAAACACAACGGTGCATGACCTACTGGTGAATAATCTCGCCCGGCTGGCTGTGTGGTCAGCCGGGCATTGTTGAAATGCATCTCCACAACGTAGCGGAATGCGATGACCGTTGTTTAAGAAGGGATAGATCATGGCCGGCATTCAGGATTTCCAGGAATACGTGGACGACTTCTTCGGAACGTCTGCAGCTTTTCCGACATCAGCAGACCCCGCAACGCCGTGGCTAGTTGCTGACACTTCATCAGCTGGTGCGCCAACTTACGTTCGCAACGCATCGAACGCAGTGCTGACACTGGCAGCGACATCTGAAGTGGAGAACGTTTGCCTGTATCACGGCGACGCACTCAGCTTCGATATTGATGAACTGCTGTCTGCAGAGTTTAGAATCAAGGTCACTGGATGCACCACCGGCACCACAATTACGTGGGGCATGGCATCCGCTCGAAACGACACGCCAGCATCGATGACCGCTCTGGCGTTGTTCCAGATGGTCGGGGCTACCAGTACGACGGACGTCACGGTTGAGACTGATGACAACGTCACTGATACCGCTCCAGTATCGTCAGCAACTGCACTGTCGACGACCTTCAAGCGGTTCGTGATCGACTTCAGTAACAAGTCAGACATCAAGTTTTACATCGACGGTGTACGAGTTGCACGAACGACCACGTTCACAATGGCAGGCTATACATCAGGACTTCAGCCGTTCATTCAGATTCAGAAAGCAGCCAACACCAACGTTGACGCCATTACTGTGGATTACGTCAAGGTCGTTGCGAAGCGAATTCGATGAGTCTTGCAGGCCGGATTGTGACTGACGCGGGAACGGTGTTTCTGAACAGCGATCATTTCGCTGAAACAGTCACATACCACCCGCATCGGTTCCACACTGCTGCGGTACGACAGCCACGAACAATCAAGGCTGTCGTCACCCGCAATCAGGTGGCCACGTTCAATCCGGACGAGCAGATTCTGACTGAATTTGAGGTGCGAGTTGCAAATAATGTCACCACTGGAATCACGAGTGCAGAACTCGATACCGGTGGTGATCAAATTGAACTCGCACCACGTATCGGCGAAACAGCTCGGAAAGTATCGGTGCAGATGCTGACTGAGCATGACGAGGGAATGCTGGTGCTGATATGTCGGTGATCATTGAAAAACCAATCGTCACAAAAATCTCTGATGAGATTTTCACACGGTTGGAAACATTGATCACTGAACCTAACGACGCATTCACGTTCACCAACGTGGTGCGCCCGACGAAGATTGCAACGTACACACCAGCACACGGTTTGATTGTTTTGACTCGTGGAGAAATCACACGAGTCAATGATCTAGACTGTCCCGGCAATCCTCCAGCGATTGCATATCAGCAAACTTTTCTGGTGCGGGTACATATCGCTCCGAGCGAAAAAGATCTGACACCAGTGGAGCTATATGAGGACGTAGCAGAAGCGGCGATTCACAAAGCGATCAGAACATCAAACACATGGCACACGTTTGGCGGAAACGCGATCAATGCAGACTTCGGGCCACAGATCACCGCGACGTCTGACGGTGGGTACGATGGAATCGCAGTTCCAGTGATTGTGACGTTTCGAGTGTCTGAGGGTGATCCGTACACGGTGCGAAACTGATGCTTGCAATTGAAATTGATCAGAACCAACTGCAGAAGCTCGCAACGGCATCGGCGAGCGTCGGCAAGAAAATGAAGAAGGAACTTGCTGCGGCAATCAATCAGGTAAGCAAAAAGACAAAACTGGAAATGGGTCGCGGTATTCGGGCCACGGTTAATTTGAAGAAGGATGAATCAGAAAGGCCGTTGAGCATTCGGGCGAGTGCGACGGAGCAAAACCTGTCGGCTGTCGTGTCTCTCAAGAAAACGCCACGACTCGGCCTGCGGCACTTTGGAGCGAAGCAGAATAAGACTGGAGTCACATTTAAAATCAGCAAGCGAGGCGGCAGAGGGAGCGTGACTGGTGCATTTCTGGGGCCGAAACCCGGAGCGGTGAAAACCAGTTGGCGAGGCAACGCATTCAAGCGGGTCGGAAAAAAACGTCTGCCCATTATTCAGATCAAAGGCGTGTCAGCCTGGGGCGCATACGTCAAGAACAGTTTAGCGGCACCACAAGCCAAAGCAGTGGAAGCAGAACTCCGCAAGCAGATCGATCGTCGAATTAACCTGAACGTACTCCGCGCAAGTGGTCTCGTTAAAACATAAGGGAAAGAACTCATGCCATTGCTACGACGTCGCGCGGTATTCGCTGCAAAGACGGAAACGACGATCGGAACAGCCGAATCATTGACCGGTGCTGAAGGCGTTTACAACGCTCGCGACTTCATGATTCAGCCCAACGTCTCATTTACTCGGCGTGAAGGTCAGGGCGGGTTTAACTACCTGACCAGCATTGCCGAAGGCATGACAGGTACATGCACCATAATTCACGATCTTACGTACAACGGAACGGATATTCCCAATTGGGCCAGTGTCTTGCTGCCAGCGTGTGGTTGGGTCGATACGGCGGGCGTGTTTTCACCCGTATCAGCTGGACCCGGTGCAAACGTCAAAACACTGACGATCGGCCACTACAAAGACGGTAAACGCACGCTGTTGTCCGGTGCAATGGGCACGTGGAAGATCGTCTGTCCGACTGGCAAGGTTGCTTACATTGAGTTTACCTTTACGGGCAAGTACTCCAGCAACGAAACAGACACAGCCCTCATTGCTCCGACGTATCCGACAGTTTCGCCGCTGCGATTCGCTGCCGGTGCTCTGACCTGGAACAGCGTTAACCTGTGTACGTCGAACGTCGAAGTAGACGCAGGCAACAGCGTGATCATGCGGGAATGTGTCAACGCCACCGACCGTTCTGGATACGTATCAGCCTTGGTCACTAACCGGGCACCAGTGATCACGGCAGACCCTGAGTCTGAACTGGTAGCGACGCAGGACCGTGACGCACTGTGGTTGACGTCGTCCGCTCAGGCCTTCTCGATGCGAGTCGGAACCACCGGAACATCCATCACGATCGCAGCACCGAAAGCCCAACTAGAAAACAAACAGCAGGGTAACCGCTCGGACATGATGGTTGACAACCTGACTTGGCTGGCGACAGCTGGCAGCAGTGCAGATACAGAACTTACCATTGCTTTTGATTGAAAGAGTTTATGCCACTCGCGTTAGAACCCGGTCAGCAGTACCCAATTGTTCTGGAAACCGACGAAAACAAGCCCGCAGAGAGCAGGCCGACTTTCTTCGCTAAGTCGCAGTCTATGCGAGGCCAGCAAGCTATCGGAACGGTGTTGGACCTGTGGACAACTAGAGATGACGTGACAATTGAAACGCTGTTCGACGAAACGTGCAAGGTATTGGCTGGGGTTGTGATCGGATGGAAGCACATGAGCGGAATCGAGTTCAGTCCTGATGCCATTCGTGACGTGCTGACTTACTCGGAGGCGAGGGAGCTGTTGCGAAAGGTCATGTACAACCAGCACATCACACAGGACGAAAAAAAAAGTACAGAGTAGCGGCACTGATACGGGGCGGGTTGATTTGTCGTAGTTGCACTCGTGGTCAATGTCGAGACGTCAGCGAGAAACCGAACCTGCTGGAAATCGAATGCCCGTCATGCAACGGTGGCGGGTGTGAAGACTGTCAGGACGGAGTGTTCACTGTTGAGGGATGCCCGAACGGTTACTGTCGGTCGATCGTGACGTCAATTGATCTGATTGACCTGTTCGGAAAAGGGATGCCGCCAATCAATGGTGGCGTGTTGGATCAGTCGGCAAGTTTTATCGACGCTGTTCAATTCTTCGAAAGCGAAGAGAGAAAAGTAGCGAATGAGCGAAGCAGTCGAAATACTTATCAAAGCTGACGACCAGGCGTCGCAGAAGTTCGCCACGACTGCGGAGAACATGGACAAGTCACTCAAGCGAGTGAATCAAATCCTGTCCGGTCTCGAAGAACCTGCCGACAGGTACGCCAAACAACTGGAAGAACTTAACCAGTTGCACCGTGATGGTGCGTTGTCTGCGGAACAGTTCGCGGCCGCTCAAGACAAAATCAGCGGCAAGATGAACAACACCGGTGCAGCCATGAAGGACGTCGGCGGCAACGCAAAGAAAACAACCGAGCTGGTTGGAACTCTGGCACAGTTGACGGGAAACACGGAACTAGGCAACTTCGCTTCTCAACTGGCTGGAGCAACTGAAAAGATCAGTTCCTTTGGTGAAGTATCCAAAGCCGGTAAAGCCGGGGCACTCGCCTTCAAGCTCGGGCTGGTCGCACTCGCCGCTACGATCGGTTCGGCAATCGGTAAAGCAATCGGCGATGTGATTTTCGAAACGAAGAAGTTCACCCGCGAACTGGAACGCGCCAAAGAAGCATCCAAAGAACTGGAAGACCGGCTTCAGAAAACTCGCTCCGTAATGATGGAGAACGCGAAGGAGGATATTGAACTCATTCGCGATCCAGACAAGAAACGGGCAGAGTACAAAGCGTTACTGGACACGCTCAACAAAGACATTGACGCGGTCAGTAAAAACGTCACCGTGTCGCAGAAAGCTGTTGACGAGTGGGCAGACGCATGGCAGATCACTGGAAACCGCAAAGAGTACGCGAAGCAGGCACAGGAACAACTGGAAAACGACAAAGCCAGGCTGGCAGCACTTCGGGATGAACGCGACGAACTGCAGAAGATCACGTCGGAGCGTACTCGGCAAAATGAAGAACTCGCCAAAGCAAACGAAGCGAAAGACAAATCAGAGGCGTATATAGCCCAACTGAAGCAGGAGGTAGAATACCTTGCAGCAACTAAAGAAGAACAGTTGCTGCTGGATGCCGCTCGAAACACAACCATTGAAGATCGTGGAGAAGCCGAACGGCTGCTGAAAGAACGCGACGCGATTCTTGCTAAGGCCGAAGCACAGAAAGAACTGGAAGAAGCTCAGAAGCGTGCTGAAGAAGAACGAGCCAAAGCGGCAGAGAAGGCCATTCAGGACGCACAGCGGGAACGTGATCGAATCGAGGGCATCGTCCGTACTGAAAACGAACGGCTGGCGTTGCGTGCTCTGGAATTAGAGCAGGGCAAAGAGGCTGCAAAGGTGCAGGCGTTGATTGCTCAGGGCGTCGAAGAAGCAGCAGCAAAGCAGATCGCGGCCACTGAATCGGCATTGCAGGCCAAAGAGGATAAAGCGAAAGCCGAAGAGACCAACGCACAGGAAGCGGCCAAAGAAAAGCAACGGATCGCTGACCTCGTCAAAGCAGAACAGGAACGACTGGCACTCAAAAAACTGGAAGCCGAACAGGGCAAGGAAGCAGCGAAGGCTCAGGCGTTAATCAATCAGGGCGTTGACGAAGCCACAGCAAAAAAACTGGCTGCCGCAGAATCCGCACTGGAAAAAGACAAAGGCCCAATGGAGAAGCCAAAGGAAACCGGGCCATTGATGGCCAGCGAATCACGACTGCTAACTAGTGGGCGCAGCTCGGATCCGATGGACAAGACGAACAAGATTCTGGACCAAACCCAGAAGCACACACAGGAAATTGCGAAGCTGCATGAGAAAAACTTAGAACTGCAGCAGAAGATTGCTGAGAACACAGCCAAAGGTTCAAAATTGGTGGCTGTGTCATGAGCGTAATCAACGTAACGAAAATGTGGAGCAAGACAGGCGGCAACTTTTCGTCAGAGAACTTCAACGCTTACTCTGCGAAATACCAAATCACCGAGGCGTATCAGGTGCTCTGTGAGATAGGTGATGATATCAGTGTGCCAGTCACGGCAGTTGGTATTCCATCATTTGGTGAGCAGCATCCGAGCGGTGCCTTTGCCTACGTTAAGGGATACAACGCCACACCGCTGGGGCCGACACTGTGGGTTGTCACCGTCACTTATGAAGGCGTTCCGGACCCAGCATTTGTGGCGGAAGTGGTCGACGTAGAATGGTCTGACGTCACATCAACTGAACCAATTGACAGAGACTTCGACGGAAAAGCAATCACGACTGTCAATAAGGAAAAAGTCGAGGGTCTGACAATGGAAATTGCAGATCAAACCTGTGTCATCCGCCGGCGATTCAACTCAATCAACACCTATGCTATTTCTGCATACCGACATGCAACGAATTCAGACACGTTTCTCGGATGGCCACCGGGAACAGGTAGACTTGTGGGTTTCTCTGCCAAGAGTCAGTTTTCTTACGGTGCACCACAGGGCGGATGGGACGTAACGGCACGCATTCAGTTCCGGGCACCATTGGCTGGAGCCACTGCGGCGCAGGCATGGTACAAACGCTGGACGCACGAAGGGTACTACGTGAAAATCGGTAGTGATGTTCGCAGAGCAACCGATGATCAGGGTGTTGATACTGCGAAACCGGTGCTGCTTAAAGCGGACGGAACCAAAGAAACGAACACTGATACACCGTTATTCAAGTACACCAAGATCTACGGATCTCTTCCATATTCCGAATTAGGATTAGTCTGAGGGTTCACGCATGGCTTTATCAACCGATTCACTGACTGTATCAGGGAACGCTAACGTCAGAGGCACGTTGACCGTTGCCAGCGATTCAATCAGCGCACAAACACGCGATACCATTCTCGTACAGGATGCCGCAGTGCGGTGTCCGGTGGCGTTGACAGGCTTGCGAGTGTGGGATGCATTCCACACCAATCTACCGGGCACTGCAGCCACGGACGACCTCGCGTTGATCGGCGGGACGTTCGGCACTGCTCACCCAATGGTGCAGGCTGGTGACCTGAAAGCAGCAGGAGCGACAACACGATACGCACGATTCACGTTCGTCCTGCCTGAATGTTACGACGACGGCGAAACGGTTTCTTTGGTGCTGTCCGCCGGAATGAAAACGACGATTGCAGATACATCGTGCACAGTCGACGTGGAATGCTACAAGCACGACAAAATCAGCGGCATCAGTGCGGACTTGTGCGCGACTGCGGCACAGTCAATCAACAGCCTGACGTTTGCTGACAAATCTTTCACCATTACCCCGACGACGCTGGTCAAAGGTGACGTCTTGGATGTGCGTATTGCGATCGCCTGCAACGATGCCGCAACTGCGACAGCCGTAACACCGACAATCGCAAACATCGACTTTGCACTTGACATTAAAGGCTGATTAAATTGGCCGACGAAATACCAGTAATACAGGGCGAACAGGCGCGGTTAATCTGGCAGGATTATCTACGCCGGACGCAGCAGGGCAATGGTGGAGGCGATAAAGGGCCACGACCTACCGGAACGCAGCCACCGATTGCGGTGATACTTGATGCTGCACTCGGTGTCGCTACACATGCGCTAACCGGTGCGACGTCATGCCTTGCGACGCGGTGTGATTACGCTGTAGCGACTAACCAATACACTGAAGCACCTGACAGTGTTCCACAGGTTACAGTCTGGAACCACAGTGAATCCGACGAATACGAAATAAACACGTTCGGAAAAGCCGAATGGATCGACGGCCACTGGTGGTTCATGGGCGACTGCGGTCCGATGGCATCGAGGTAAACAACATGGCGTTCAGAGTGTGCTGCAGTTGCGGTGATCCATACGATGTCACGTGTAAACGTGTGATTTACGACGGGCAGCCATTAAATTCCGACACGACCATGTCCGGGTACGATCGCGAATGGCTGAGCGCGGAGGATGTGCTAGAGGACTTCGATGAACGCAATCAGGTGTTTTGGGTCGGATGTACGCGGCCGGAAGATTACGAAAGTAATTCCTCCTCGAGCGTGTTTCTGTACGCGACGAAACACAAGCCATTCCGGTACAAGATTGGAACGATGGAAACTGCATTCCCAGACGCATACAACGTCGCTGACCATCGCAGAGACGTAGGGCCACCAGTTCGTGCATCACGACATTTTAACAACGCGGAAGCGACCAATGTATTGTTCAATTCCCCGATGCGGTCAGGGATTCACGTACCGATAGGCACGACTCAGGGATACTACGGTTTTGTGTTTGGGTATCGAGCGGCGTTGTCGACATATGACTACTGCCGGCTAGTGATAAACGGAGTAGCATCGACTGTCGTAGACGCGACTGGAACATTTTCCAGTCAGTCAAATTTTACAGGCACTGGAAGCGATTTAACGTTGTGGTGTCCGTCCGATATAACGGCATCGTTACCGCTGCTGGAAAAATGGGATTTCACCAACGCAGAAGTCTATCTGGATTTGTGGATCACCACCCGAATCGCCATTGTCGACAATTTTGATTACGTCGGGCTGACAGAAGATCCAGGATACTACGCATCGATTGATGAATACGGAGTTAGGACGGCATTGGGCCACTACGGCCAACAATGGATTTCAACGAGGCTGCTCGTTGGGCCGAGTAAGTTTAAAAAACACAAGTATGAAGTTTCTTTTGATCGAAATGGCGTAGGCGGAGAGTCAACGGTCATTCTAGGCCAGCGCAACGACCCGATAATTGAGGCGGTGTCAAATTGGAGGCCGGGAGCGTACGAGGGCGGTGCAGTGTTCGCTCCGGCTACAGCACATTGGTTTAACATCGATGAGCCAATCAGCCCGCCAGATGCTGGTGATGGTGTATATGTTACGAAAAGCGGTGCTGCAGCACAATCACAGGGGTATATCGGTAGTTCACCCGGTGCCTTTTATGGCGTGCTAACAGGTGCTGCGGTCAAAGTGTTGGCTCATTGTGACAATGCAGACGGAGATTGCAGAATCACGGGGTATTATACGACAGTTAACAACAACACAAACTCAGTCACGGGAATAAGCGAAAACCTGACCACATCACCAGCGTGGTACACGTTTCCCCGACTGACGACGATTCCCAACACCACAGTTCCGATGATCAATACACCGCGTTTTGGCATCACTATAACGGGAACGGACGGCACATCGAAAGCCTATATCGACGCGATTTATTTGGAGCTGCAATATAACGAGCGGCCAGAGTGGGAATACACACGCACAGGCAGCGAAGGCAAACAAAGACTTACTCACAACCCGTCCGGCGATTATATTGAAATGCAGTTCGGTGAAGAGCTCGTCAAAATCATCGTAAACAAAGGGGCAACCAGTCTTTCAGGATACCACAAGGACTGTTTGTACATGAAAAACACGGAGGTGTTTTATGATCGATTCGAAGGGTTGATCGATGATATGAGTGGCGAATGGCCTTTTGAATTATTCGCCGATGCGTGGGACGCAGACACAGAGGCTGAGTTTGGGTTAATCAGCAGAAGGTTAACGTCGCCAAATAGCAGTTATCGATTTACGCCGGGCGGTATCAACTCGCAGCCTGTCATTCCCGGATTAGCCGGCGGTTCGTACGACAAAGACACTGGAGTAGTATTCGTGGACTTCCCTCGCATCGTGACGATTCGCAAACTCTGAAAGCACGGGACCGTCATTGTAACGGCCATGGCATCATGCAGGCCGACACCACAGCACCGGGAGAGCCGTTACGAGCAATCGCAGCGGCTCGCTGTGTTTATCCTGCGCGAGTGATATTCAGCCCGTATCCCGCGCACGTCGTTATCATATATCCGACTCTGCGAGTGATAATCGATCAGGCCGAATAAAAACCCCGCGTTTTTGCGGGGTCGGCTGGGGATATCACTGCGGCTGATAATTCAAAGTTACCATGACTTATTCAGTACGTCGCCTCATGCACCCGACACACGCAGGCTGAAACGACGGCTCATCCCCAAATAACAACATCTGCAGCGGGTTACACTTGCTCGGTTTCTCTGGTTTCGTCGCCCACTGGCACGGCAATCCAAGCGACTCACACCGCGATTCCAGCCCCTCGATATACTGCCGCGTTTCAGGCTCGATCTTTTCAATCAGATCAAGCTCGTCACGTGTCCCCATCGTTCCGCACAGGCACTCGCCACTAATGCCGATCACGTCTGTTACCGGGTTTCGTGGCAACCCGAACTCCTGCCGATACGCCTCAAAATCCGCTTTCGTCTGCCAGTAGAACGGGTTCACCCATATCGTCGACCCGGCTTTTTGTGTGTCCCTCTGGTATCCCGCCCGTATCGACGATTCATCGTGACGAATACCAGTAACCATCATCACGCAGTCAGTGCGTTTGCGTCCTCGTTTCGCATCGCGCCGCAGTCGTTCAAACGAGCGTTCCTTGAGTCGCTGATACATGCGGGCATGTTGTCCTGGGCCTGGCATTCCGAAGTTAAAACACCATTCCTCATACTGTGTAATCCCGTCTGTCCATTTGCCCGCAGGTAATGTCGCTGCATCAAACGGCATCCCGTTCTTGTGTTTCTTTGGTGGACCCGTTGCTTCTGCCTTGTATTCGAGAAAGTCCCAGCCGTATCGGTTCGCCGTGCGTCTCGCATGTTCTCGCGACTTCTCGACGCCAATCATCGTATTTGCGTGAACTGCTGCAGCCCCGAACTCGGTGCAGGCGAAATGCGTTGCAACAACTGAATCATTGCCTCCACTAAAACCTGCGAAGATCGCAACGGGCTTATACTGCTCAATAGCTGATCGCATTATTCGCCGGCCTGATTCCAGCATCCGCTCAACACGCTCTTCATCCATGTCCCAGAACGCAGCCTGCCTACCGGGCATGGTAACAAGGTTTTGCACCGGAGTTGCCGATGACGCTGGTTCCATATTCAACCTCCATGACCGGCAACCCGGTGAAAACTATCGTTATCACGACTCACTGTGCGTGATTTTGTGTCTGTACCCTTCGCACTCAATCGCCGTCGCTACGTCATCAACTCGTTGCGGGTTCGCAACCAACCAATGCTCGCCAACGATAGCCAAGAGGTTGCG